ATTGATCAAGGACGTTCTTACAGCTGAAGCATTTGCATCTGCTGCAGGTGTTGCAACGTTCGGAATGACACCGCCGGAACCTCTTTCAAATTTCATCTCGCCACCGATGACCAGCTTATCACCGCCATCAGTGAAATAATTTTTCCCGATATGGTCAGACATGGATCACCTCCCAAATTAGGCGGCACCCATTGCAGTGACCTTCATCGCTTCCGGCAGGATCAGTTTGCCATCAACGCGCTGATAGCCGATAAAGCCAACCTGGCCATTCACGGCATACAGTTCATTCAGGCGCTGCATGGTGCGTCCCTGACGGTCAGCGATCCAGTAATAACTGAAATCACCGAACAGCAGAACTTTCTTCGCGGCATCAGAAGCACCGGTTCCGGTCAGAGCTGGCATGTACTGACTGGTGTAAATCGGGTGATTCAAGAGTGAATCCGGTTCACCGACTGCAAGACCAGGCTTCCAGATGTAATTGGATGCGCCATCTTTCAGCAGCATAAGTTTCAGCATAACGGTTTCATTGCAGACGAAGGACGCGTTCTTGCGGTACGGGCTCTTCAGAGCATAGTACAGGCTATACACATCATCAAAAGTGATGGTGGTCGCGTCTGCGGTCGTGGTTGCATCAGTCGCGGAAACGCTGGACAGGATGCCGGTCGGCTGGGAAGCGGTAACACCCGGATTCTGGCTCGGGCCGGTGCCTTTGACAAAGGCTTCTTCTTCAGCTGCGCCGAAACGGGCACCAAAGCGCTCAGCGATATATCCGGCGATGTCAAACGCAGAATCATTCAGCAGTTCATGGGAAACCTTGACGAGTGTACCCATCTTATAAGCGCTGAGTGTTTCCTGGCTGAAAGTCGGATCGCTGTCAGTGATTGCAGCACCTTCATCTACCCAGGAAGCAGTACCGGTGTCAGTCGCAATCGGAATGGCACGGGTTCCGCTATTGGTATTGATCACGCGGGCAATCTGACGGAAAATGTTGTTTTCTTCCAGTGCCTGGATCAACTGCCGTTCGAATTCATCCGGAACGGTAAAGCCGCCGGCAGAACCAACAGGATCGCCACCGCCAACAGAAAGCGCATTGCGGACTTCCATGGAAGTGTCACCGCGCATCATTGCCCAGAAAGCTTTGTTATAAGCATCGGTGGCATACGGTTTGACAATACCGCCAGTCGGTTTGAATTCCGGTTTGACAGGTGCAGAAGTCGGTTTTGACAGCTGGGCATCCAGTGCCATCTGATTTTCCATACGTTCGATTTCAGCACCAAGTGCCTGAACGTCTGCAACCATCTTGTCGTAAGTTTCTACTGCATCAGCAGCGACAAGACCGTTGTTGTCACGATGATCCTCCAGGAATGCTTTGGTTTGCTCCCAGAGGTTTGCGCGCTTATTGCGCAGTTCAAGGATATTACTCATATAAACCTCCAATAATTTTTATTGGTCGCTCACCTCAGGAGCTCCAATTGTTTGGCTAAAATATCGTAGGGCATAGAACCATCTTCAGTTCTGCCATCCATACCAATCACCGGTTTTTCCGGTTCAGTTTTCTTTTCAATACCAAGCTTGTTCATAATTGCTAAATCCATCATTCTGGATGAAAACAGCATGTCTGTGATTCGCTCAGTATCATGGGTATCTTCCGGTTCTTCTTCCGGATCCTGATCATCTGTGTACATGATCGAATCGCAGAAACCAAGACGCAGCGCTTCCTTGGCATCAAGCCATGTTTCGTTTTCCATCATCTCGCTGATCTTACTTTTCCGAAGTCCGGTTTTCAGAGTGTAAGCATTGATGATCGAATCTTTCACAGCGTTCAATGTTGCGATGGCCTGTTCCATATCTTTGGCATTGCCCATTGCAATGGTTGAAGGGTCATGAATCATCAGCAGTGCTGTCGGACTCATCTCAACCACATCACCGGCCATGGCGACGACAGATGCCGCGCTGGCTGCTAAACTTGCAATGCGGACCGTGACCTTCCCGGCGTACTCTTTGAGCATTGTGAAGATTTCTGCAGCTGCGAACACATTACCGCCGGGGCTATTGATCCACACGGTCACATCACCTTCGTCTGCTTCCAGATCATCGCGGAACATCTGCGGTGTAATCTCATCTCCCCACCAGTTTTCATTGTCAATAGGACCTTCAAGCCGCAGCACACGGCCGCCGCCTTCATCTTCTATCCAGTTCCAGAATTTTCTCATTTCTTCCTCCTGTTATCAGGTGTGTTTTCAGTTGGTTTGTCAGCCGCTTTCCCCGCATCCTCAAGCCTTACATATCCACCATTCAGGTAGTAATCATCACCGCCCTTTTCAGCGGGAATTAAATCCATGTTTTCCAGTCGCCTGACATCATTCGGCGATAAGTAACCATTGCTGATGCCGGACGCATAGCCGGAAGACCGGGAAGCATAATCACCACGAAGAAGACCGTCCACATTGAACCGCGGGAACAATGTGTCTTGTTCGCTCGGTAGGAGAAGATCCTTCGTAATGGCCTGCTCAAACCGGCTCAACCACGGAGTTAGCGTATAAACCACATAATCAATGCTTTGGTGTTCAATGTTGCTGAATGTAGCATGTGTCAGATCCTGAACCATGTGCGGAGGAACTCTGAAGATGCGACAGATCTCGTTCACACCGAATTGTCTGGTGGAAAGGAACTGGCTGTCTTCCGGCGGGAGAGAAATGGCTTTATACTGCATCCCCTCTTCCAGAACAGCAACCTTGTGGGCATTTTGTGATCCGCCGTAAACATCGCTCCAGTTCTGCCGGATCCGTTCCGGATTTTTCAACGTTCCCGGATGTTCCAATACGCCGCTGGGTTGTGCGCCATTTTTGAAAAATGCAGATCCGTACTTTTCTACCGCAATTGCACTACCAAGTGCATTTTTCATCATTGCGATAGGAGAAAAACCGATCAGACCATTGAAACCAAGTCCAGGAATGTGGAAAATTTCATCTGCTCGGAAGATCACGTCAGTGTTTTGTAATCCCGGTACATCGTCGGTGTAAGCGTGATAAATGTAAATGATTCGTCCTTGCTTGTCGCGGTCCACTTCCATCTGATCAGGCTGCAGAGGATACAATCCAAGAACATTATTCCGGCCATCACGGATGATCTGTGCGTAAGCGTTGCCCCAAAGCAACAGGTGTGTCATCATCGTTTCTCTGAAAGTAAAAGATGACATTTCATCGTTCGGCTGACGATATAAAATCTTGTAAAGCGGATGATCTTTTGCTTTGACTTTGTTTTGCTCAGCTTCATCGGTGTATTCATACAGATGCAGCGGAAGACCTGCCACACTTTCAGCCAGCAGGCGGACGCAAGCATAAACCGTTGCAATCTGCATGGAACTGCGCTCGTTCACGATCTCACCGGAATCTGACTTGCCGAAATAAAAGATTTGTCCGGAATCCCGTACATTATCGGTGATCGTGGGGACGGTTTCTCGGTTATGAGGTCTTAGAAAATCAAACATTCCCATGTCACCTCCTTATTAGCAAAATAAAAAAGATCCCGTTTTTACGCAGGATCTTTTCCCAAATGAAACAAATGAAAGAAGAAAATGTTATGACTCTAATTGGTATTTTTGGTCGTTTTCTACTCTATTATTATACTCCAGAAAGTGCAAACATTTTACACGATTTTGGACACTTTAGAAGACAAACAAGCCGCGGTCATCGTAAACACTTGTCGCGTCTTCATGCCGGATGCACCGATCCAATGCCATGATGGCAGCAACGATTCCATCTATCTTTTCAGCTGATTTCTGTTTGGTCGGCTTGATGTTTCCAGCAGGATCCGTGTCAACAACGACGTTACCCGCCATCCAGCGCATGACCGGCTGACCGCCATGCTGGATCCGGCCTTCCATCAGCAGTTTATAAAATTCCTTGGTCGGCGGACTCATGTCCTTATATCCCTGTCCGAACGGAACAACAGTGAATCCCATTCCTTCCAGATCCTGCGAAACCTGTGTTGCTCCCCAGCGGTCAAAGGCTATTTCCCGAATTTCATACTGAGCGCCCAGCTCCTCAATGAATTTTTCAATGAAACCATAATGGATCACATTGCCTTCGGTCGCAAATAAGTAACCTTGACGTTTCCAAACATCATACGGCACCGATGCGCGTTTGACTCTCAGCGGGATGGTGTCGCTCGGTATCCAGAAAAATGGCATCATGATGTATTTTTCTGTTTCATCACGCGGCGGGAACATCAAAACAAGTGCGGTAATATCTCCTGTACTGGAAAGGTCCAAACCGCCGTAACAAACCCGCCCTTTCAGCGCTTCCATGTCAATGGGTTCAGCTCCCAGATCATAAACCTGTTCCGGAATGAAGCGTGTCAAGCTGCTTACCCACATGTTCAGGCGGAGCTGTTTGAACACATTTTCTTCCGCGGGATTGTCTACTGCTTCCTGATACCATTGCCGCACCTGGTCAATTTTGATTGTCATACCGAGCGATGGATTTGCTTTGTACCAGTTTTCTTCCAGTGTCCAGTCGTCACTATCTCCTAAGCCGAAAACAGCAGGATAAAATGACGGATCTATCTTTTTTCCGGAAAGGATATCAAGAGCCTTACAATGCAATTCGTAACAAATGCTCTCTCGATCAGTTCCTGCCGTTGTGATCAAAAAGTAAAGCGGCTGTTCCCGCGCATCACCGGATCCTTTTGTCAGTACATCGTACAAATGCCGGTTCGGCTGGGTGTGAAGCTCGTCAAAGATCAGCCCGGAAACGTTCAGGCCGTGTTTTGTTCCAACTTCAGCAGACAGGACCTGATAAAAACCGGCATTGCTATAGTTCACGATTCGCTTGGTTGATGGCAGCAGCTTTGTCCGTTTCGCCAGCGCCGGCGACTTTTCAACCATACGCCGTGCAACATCAAAAACAATGCTGGCCTGCTGCCGATCCGCAGCTGCTCCATACACCTCAGATGCCGGTTCATTGTCGGCGTACAACAAATAAAGCGCGACAGCTGCGGCCAGTTCTGACTTACCATTTTTCTTTGGGATCTCCACATATGCGGTCCGGAATTGGCGGCGGCCTTGATCATCAACAATTCCGAAAATGTCACGGATGATCTGCTCCTGCCATGGTAACAGCCAGAACGGCTTGCCATCCCAGATGCCTTTTGTATGACACAGATTTTCAATAAAACGAACTGCCCGATCAGCTTTCGTCTTATCGTAATGCGAATCGGGCAACATAAATCTGGATGGTTGGTAATCGCTCAGTATAGGATAATCCGCCGGTCTTTCAGTAGGCAGCATGTCATCCTCTCAGCAGTTTTTCCATGTCGTCGTTTTCATCATGGATGTTGGCGTCTGAGATCAGCCTGGAACGAACGGAAGGCGTCAGCCCAAATTCTGCCGCAGCCTGCATCATCAGTTTTTGATTCGTATTCGCAATTGCTACCCATGCGGATGGCTGTTCAAATCCGTTCTTAGTGAAACAGACTGATCCTTCGCTCTCCAAATGTTCGTTCGCTTCGCGCCATCGGGCATATGACTGACAATAAGCTGCGAATGTTGTTCGGTCATTTACCGTCAAAATCCCCATTTGGTGCAGTTTTTTTGCCAGTCTTTTCCATTCGTTTTTCGCTTCCGGAAGCAGCCAGGACGGACAAACCGGAATTCCGCTGTTCGCTTTCGGCTCTTTTGTGTTCAATTTTCGCCCGCCTGGGTTCCCTTCAAGTTGTTTCATTGCTGTTGGTTTCGGTTTTCTGCCTGCTCTTGCCATTTTTTACCTCCTTTCGGAAACCCCTAATTTCAATTTCGCATTTTTTCGCGCAAAAG